TGAGGCTCGAAGTTCAGACCAGGAGAAGAGAGGTCAGTATATGACATTCAGAAGAGTTAGCGACAAGTCAGACCCTACAAGTTGGTTTAATGGTGGTATAACAGCCAAAAAATTAATGGATAGGGCTTTGGAAGAGGCACAAATAGAATATGTTGCCGAAATGGCGATAGACGAGGCATTAAAAAGAATAAAAGGACTATGATAGAAATAGTAAAAGTAAAGCAGTTTATAGTTTCAATACTGAACTATATACCAGAAGATTACAGACTGCATAAGGGAGACGAACAGAATACCTTCCTATACAGACTTCTTAACGGGATGAAGGAAGGGAATTTTGATTTTTACGACCAGGCGAAGAAATTGTTTTTAAGAGGAATGACGAACCCACGCAATTTAAGGGTGCTGTTTGAATTCCCGAAAGACAATACGGGATTGCCAGCCTATGTAATAAGGGAACCGGGTGCAGACCCGGGAGCAGCCAATTCCATAGGAAAAATGAACGGGCAGATATACGACGGTGGCGCATGGCAGATAAGAGACAGCCGTTTCCATAATTTCGAGATAATGTGTCTTTCGGACAACATGCTGGAAAGCATAATTATGTCGGAAGTTCTGTATGCACTGATAATGGGTTCCTATAACTGGCTGTCTACCCAATATGATTTGGTAGAGGTAAGAATAACGGAATTAATGACAAACCAGAATGTATTGCCTATTCCTATTTTCATAAAGTCTGTAAGGCTTGACTTGACTTTGGACCAGATTGTAGGAACACTGGTAAACGAAGAATTGCTTAACAAGATTGCATTTGAGGATGCAGGAATAGCAGCCGAAAAATGGGGTGCGGACAATTATAGCAGGGATTATGAATTGCCCGGTGTAGAATCGGACATTGACAAAATTGTGACTAAATAGTTGGTGTAAGGAATAAAAATGTTTAACTTTATACCGAAAATGTATGAATGTAAGGATTTGATAGGGAAGTTCTTGCAGAATTTCGTGGACTAATAAAAGAAAAATAATATGGCATCAACGTTTATTTTCAACGGTCGGCAGATTTCATTGCCAGGTGTCTACTCCACTATTGTAAGTGGGGAAATGAACCCGGCACGAAATCTTGACTATGGAAAAGTCCTTATTATTGATACAGGAAAGTATTCAGCCGGATTTGGTGGCGGTGCTGGTATCAATGGCGAGAATGCGCAGGGACAGAACGCTATCTATACTTTCGACAATATCGCGGATTTTCGTGCTTTTATGAAGGGAGGTCTTTGGTGGAGAGTTGCCGAAGCTCTGTTTGCACCAGACCCCTCAAACCCCGACGCAGTAGGAGTTTCTGAACTTGAATTTGTGCGTGCAGCAACAACTACAGGTGCAACAATGACGTTTGCGACGGCAGCAGGAGGCACGTTTGCGGTAAAGACATTGGACGAAGGTTTGGTAGCCAACGGTTCGTTATTGAACGACGAGTTACTGACAAAGGGTTATGGTATGAACTTTATCGCAGGACGAGAGGACGCTACCAAGTGGATTTTGCAGTTCTGGAGAGGTACATATACCGGGACATACAGCGACGGGTTACCTTACGGAGACATCACGCAGGAAAACAGCGACCCCGAACTTGTTCTTGAATCACCGGAATTCAGTAATATGCAAGAGCTTGTGGATTGGGCACAGAATGATTCTAATTTTGCTTTGGCGTTCGTACTTGATTCAACTACCAATGTAGAAGGAAATGGTGAGATTACCGAAGGGGACATTACAACGGCACTGGGTGGTAAGCCTTATATTTTGGCGGCAGGAGGTACAGAAAGTTTCGACATGGACGACTTTAACGCTGTACTGGACCAGATTGTAGGTTTGGACTACAGTAATATCATTCTGGACCAGGTAGGAGAAAATGCCTATTCAGCTACGACAAAAGCATACATTACACACATGAACGGTGCAGCCAAATTCCAGCATTTCCTCTATGTGGCAGGATATGACAAGGGAGCCGATTTCTCAAAAGAAATCGATTTGGCGAAAAAGTTTGACAGTTCGTTCGTGCAGCTTGTACATGGTGGGGCAGGTGTGGTATCCGCATTCGATGCGCAGAAAATCCGTTGGTGGGGTGTAATGTATAACTTGTGCGCGATTGTGGGTCGTATCAGTGGAAAACCGCCTTATGTACCGCCCACATTCAAGACTATCGGAGTTGACAGACTGCAACACTCATTGACTGAATCGGAGAAGAAGAAGGCATTGAAATACGGTATTTTAACAACCGTATTGAACGACTACACCGGAAAGTTCAATATCTTGCAGGGTGTGAATACATTGCAGGACAACGCCAACTTGTTCAACGCAAAAGGACAGTCCTATTCTATCCAGTTTATGCGTATCGTCGCACAAATCAATAAGGAATTGATTGTAAATGCGACATTGGATTTGCTGGGACAGGAAAACGGTGTTAACGCCAATACACTGACAGCAGGAGCGGTTAAAGACTGGACTGTGGCATACTTGCAGTCAAGAACTGCAACGGACGCACAAGACAATCTGATTTTGTCGTTCAAAGACGTAGTGACAACAAGAAAGGAAGACGCTTATTTCACCACTTACAAAATTGTGGTAAATAACGAAATCACCAAGTTGTTCTTTACAGGTTACTTAATTCGTGGATAAAACAAACCCTAAAAATTAGAAGATTATGGCAGTTTTTACAGCGCCTAAAGCGTATATTAAAATAGATAATCAAGTAGCCGGGTTTGTTCGTAATCTGCAATTTGCAGAAAACATCACCCGTGCGAATGTACAAGGGCTTGGCTCACTCCTTAACCAGGAGGTTCCGGCCGTACAGTATCAATGCACATGGACGGTAGACCAATTCTTTATTGACTTCAAGCAGCCAGTAATGGAAGGTATGATGCACCGTTTGGGTTCCGTTAAGTCTATCGTAGACACCTTGATTTTGGGCGAGCTTGGTTTTGCCATTGCTATTTACAGCAAGACAATTCAGAGCCAGGATTCGACTACAAAGATGGTGACAGCAGTAGACCCTACTGGACAGACTATGTGCATGTTGAATCCGTGTTTTGTAAATAATCAAAATTTTTCATTGCAAGAAGCTGGCATTGCCGGGTATTCCATCAGCGGACTGTACATCAATCCGATATCTACACTTGAATTGTAATTTTGATTTTTATAAATACTTGATATTTAGGGAGTTACACATAGTAACTCCCTTTTATTTTGGTAAATAATATAAACATCAATTTGTTAAAATAGCGTAAATAGAAAATTTAATACAAACGTATAGTAATGTACTATTATATTTGCATTCATAAACAATTAAAATTAATGATATGGAAGCAGATTTTAAGAAAGGGACGAAGGTTTGTAGTAAATGCGGTAGAGAGTTATCTATAAGTGAGTATTATAAAGAGAGTAGAAGGAAAGACGGGCTGTCTTTATATTGTAAAGAATGTGAGAAAGAACGTGGTAAAAAGAAAAGAGAAGCAA